GCGAGGAGGTGCTGTAATATATATATATTAGTAAGGTATTATTTCAAATAAGTTTTGTATATTTGTACCTCATTAAAAGAAAAGATATGTTAGATAAACCATTAACCAAAGAAGAAGAAGAGGCACTTTATCAATCATTAAGAGAAAATATTGATTACGAAGAGCAATTACGTAGGTCAAACTTTAATAGAACTAAACAAAAAGAGAAGAGTAAGTCAAACGAAGAAAAAAGATATTTAAGAAGTGGGTACAACTGCTCAACACCATCATTTAAAAGTTACTAAGATGAAACAAGTTAACAACCCAAAAGGAGCGGTTAAATCTCCACAAAGGTCAGCATTAGAGAAAGCCAATTTAATAGGCTTAATGGAGAATTTTAATATGCAGGCAATCGCTACAATGTATAATACAAGTGTTACAACTGTTCACTCTGTGCTAACTAATCAATTGACTAATCGAACTATCGGAAGAGTTCACTATGTTGATGAGTTTACTAAAGAGGTTTACTCTCAGTCATCAGGTGCGTGGATGAACAGTAAAGAGCGTCAAGCGTTAAAGAATCATAACAAATATAACAATACAGAAAGCAATCCAATATATTATAACGAGGAGGCTCTAATTAAGTAGGAAATGAATCCGCGTTCTTTTTTTACATCGGTTTTTAAAGAATAATCAAGATTAGGACTCCTCGCTTATTTTAAAGTGTGTTTAAGACACTTTAACGTAAATAAGGACAAAGTATATAGGAAGCATAAATAAGATAGCTTAAAACGAATGTTTGCAAAGAAAATAAGAATTAAATATTACCCTACTCTTTTAGAAGATATAAATAAATGGAGGAGGCAAGGGTTTAAAGGAGAGATAATAATATGTTGATAATTGTAATTTATTTAGTACTATTGTGGTACGGATTAAAATGGTTTGCAAAGAGTGATATAAAGATTAAAATTAATTAAGGCACTAATAAAAATCAACATTGATAATCAAATAGTTAAATGGATGAGATAAAATTATATAAGCCTCACGGCAAACAAATAGATATACATAAGGCTTGCATTGATAAGCTATGTTTTTTTATTACTGTTGTTGCAGGTAGACAATCAGGCAAAACAGCGTTAGCAATTCAGCAGTCAATCTTTTGGGCGGCTAAGAAATCTAATGTTATGGTATATTGGATAAGTCCTACTCAATCACAAGTCGGTAAGGTTTATAAACAACTGTTGGAGATGGTAGTGCAAACCCCGTTAGTAAAGTCTTATAAGGGTTCGATGGGAGATACTGAGATAGTGTTTAACAATGGTAGTATTATAAAGTTTAGGTCAGCCGCTCAGGAGGATAGTTTAAGAGGGGAGACAATAGACTACTTAATTATTGATGAGGGAGCGTTTATTAAGGAGACGGTATTTAATGAGATACTATTACCGATGTTAAATGTTAGAGGTCGTAAGTGTTTAGTCATATCTACTCCTAAAGGTAAGAATTGGTTTTTTAGACAATACCAAAGAGGCAAGGCAGGAGAGCAAGAGTATAAGAGTTTCAAGTTTACATCTATGGATAATCCTTACGCCTCTAAGGTTGTTATTGATATAGCCAAAGATAATTTACCGACTGCGTTATTTAATCAAGAGTATCTAGGGGAGTTCTTAGATAGTAGTGCAATCTTTGAGAACATAAACGAGTTAGCTATCTTAGATAGTTTAAAGCCGTTACAAGGTGGAGCGTATTGGATGGGTGTTGATATTGCGTTAAAGGATGATTACACGGTTATAACGGTTATTGATAAAGATAATAACGTTGTTTGGTATGATAGATTTAATCAGGTAACAGCACCACAATTAAAACAGCGATTGATTGATGCTATTAAATTATGGAGTCCGAAAAAGATAATGATAGAGGAGAATAATCAAGGTCTACCGATTATAGATGACTTAAAGATAATACATAAGATTACTAATATAGTAGGATTTAAAACAACGTCAACAAGTAAGCAAGAGATAATTAACAATTTAATAAATGCGTTCTCATCTAAGAAGATAAGAGTCCCTAAAGATGAGATTTATAAAAGTGAGTTAGAAACATTTACGATGACTATCAGTCCAACGGGTCAACCTAAGTTTGCAGCGGCTCACGGTTTTCACGATGATATCCCGATGAGTTTGGCGATATGTTGGGAATGTGCAAATAAATATAAATATAATGGAAACTATAATTTTAATTAGTATGAACAAAGAAGAGTTGAAAGAACGGTTAGACGCTTTCATATCTTTTCACGAGGATAAGGCTAATTATTATAATGATTGGCTTAATGAAATTATAGCCGATGAAAAGGTAATCGGTTTTAAATGGCACGAAGTTTGTAATAAAGAAGAGATATGAAAGCACAAGAATTAAGGATAGGGAATTATGTAAATGGTATCTACTCAGAGGGGGAGTTTATTGGCGAGGTTTTAACTGTTGATTTAGAGGGATGTTTAATTGATACCAATAGTATTGGTATTTATGATTTAACAAGTTTAAAGAATATCAAACCAATCCCACTAACAGAAAAATGGTTGGTTAAGTTTGGGTTTGAGAAAGTGCGTGAAGATGCGTTTGATATTCAGTATAAATATTTTCTTGAAAACAAAAATACGTTTAGAGTTATAGGGAAATCCGTATCTATCAGAAGTGGATTATCTGGAATTACAATAAGTACCAACATTGAGCACGTCCACCAATTACAAAATCTTTACTTTGCATTGACTGGGGAAGAGTTAAAAACAAAGCTATAAAATAACCTTTTATAAGTATGAAGATTAGCGTACCAACTTCGTGGGATGATGTAACAGTTGCTCAGTATCAGGCTTTAAGCCAAATGAATATTGAGGATTATAAGAACGATTTAAGTTATACCGTTGCGGTGTTGCAAGTTCTTTGTAATTTAGATTCAATGGTACAATTGCCAATGAGTGCAATTACTGAGTTAGCACCTCACATTGATTTTCTAAAGGATGAGCCAACAAAGATTAAGCACGAGCAAGTATTTATTGATGGTGTTGTTTATGAGTGGTTACCCTCATTTAATGCGATGACAGTAGGGGAGGCGATTAGTATAGAGTTACCGATTGATTTAGAGGAGTTAACATTTACTTTGTCTTACGATGTTGTCTTAGCTGTTATGTTAAGAGAAGAGGGTAAGAAGTTTGATGCGAATTTATTTAAAGAGAACAGAGTTAAGTTTAGTGAGTTACCTATTACGGAAGTATTAGGGATGCTCCTTTTTTTTTTGAATGGAGGGCAAACCTCTACGGCTCATACAAAAACTTATTTAATTCATCCGACAGCGAAGAGGATTATACGGAAGAGGAGAAAGCTATTGAGGAGGCTATACGACAAGATAAAAAAGACAATTTTAAATGGCTTTCGATAGTTGATAAGTTAGCAGGCTCAGACATAACAAAGCATAATGAGGTTTACGATATTAACTATATACACGCTCTTAATATGTTAGTCTTTTGGAAACATATGGATAAACAAAAACAAGATAACAAATGACACTAAACCAATTCATACTAATATACAAAGATATAGCGGAGAGGCACGAACAAGTTAATGACTTCTTGGCTGTTCAGGATTTCGATATAAATAACGATTCAACGCACAGTTATCCGTTGTTAGTTGTTAATCCTATCTCCTCAAACTTACCGAGAACAGAGAACGGCTATACGTCATTCACTACGACATTTGATTTACAAGTTATTGACTTAGTGAATAAGAATAACAACAACGACTTAGAGGTGTTGAGCGATACGCAACAAATATTAAATGATGTTGTTAATGAGTTATCAACTCATCCCGATTACATTGACGATTCGATTGATATAGTTGGAGATGTAGGGTTTGAGCCATTGAGAGGAGTTTATACTAATGATGTTGACGGTTGGAAAGTTACAATTGAATTTCAACAACCTAATAAAATAAGTTACTGTACTAATCCAATAGAATCGAAATGAATTACAAAGAAGATATAAAAGAAATAATTTGCAAGTGTTCAAATGAAGATGAGGCAATTGATAAGATAAAAGAAGCAACAGCAAAACAGAATATTGTTGATGCTTTAGACGACCCTGATTTAGGTGTTAGTATTGAGTCGTTAGGATTAACCTTAGAGGATATTAACAACATTAACTTTATGCACGTTATTGATGCTGAGGATTTAGGATTAGAGTTTGCTAAGAATGATATAACGCACCTTTACAGATATGTTGCAGCAAGTTCGAGCGGTTACGGTTCGGATAACATTGGCAATAACTCACGCTCATTCTGTAAGAAAGTAGCGAAAAGAACTAATACCAGTTTAATGCGTTACGTTGATATACTAAAGTTAAACGGAAGCAATAAGGGATTCGGTCAAGGTGGGTCAAACATTTACTCGGTATTTAAGTTTCGAGGCGGTGTTAACTGTAAGCATATTTGGGTAAAGTATTTTTACAATAAGAAAACTAAGACTTTAGTTGAAGCACCGAGAAGCGAGCAGCCTAAACAAATAGATAAAGGGGACGTAGGTAATGCCTAAGGATAAGTTAAAAATAGCGTTAAAGGTTTTCGGTAACGAGTATGTCGAGGCTATGGCGTCAATACTTCGTAAGGCTGACAAGATAGCATCAGGGGATTTGATAAAGTCCCTTAAAACTCGTGTATTTAAAACGGGGTTCGGCACATCATACACTCTTAAGGTTATTGCGGCTACATATTTAAAGTATGTTGAGAGTGGTAGGAAACCAAATAGCACACCCCCTCCCGTTGAGGATAAGAACGGGAACGGTATTTTAAAATGGACTCGACAAAAGGGTATTGATGAGGGGTTAGCTTATGCAATTGCTAAAAGTATCGGAGAGAAAGGAATTAAGCCCTTAGACGTTATTGATAGAGCATTTAAGGATGTTCAGAGTAGTATCGAGTACAGAAAATTAGAAGAGGGAGCGGCTGACTGGGTAGATGATTTAATAAGCGAGAAGTTAATAGGAATGAATAAGAATAAAAACATAACATTTAAATAATGGCAATAACGATAAAGGTCGAGCCTCAGGAGTACCAAAGTGCGCACAATGAGGTCATATTAGTTTTAGATAGTGATAAGAAAGCGGAGAGTAAGTTTCAGTATATTTTGGATATTGATGTTGATGGTGTTTATTCAAGTCGTATTAAAGTACAATCTAACCCTCAAGGGTTTGGAGTCATTAACTTATCTAAACATTTGGAAAGTTATGTTTCTCATAGCTTAGATATAGCAGACAAAGAAGCGTTTAAAAAGGTTCTCAACAGTTGGGCAACTTATGACGTTGCATTTAGTGAGGAGTACGTTTTAGAAACATCGTTTACAAGTGTAACAGACAACGGAGGTTTTGCACAATACAATTACGCAACGGCTCACAACTTTACAGATAGTGATTTCGTAAGTGTTACGGCATCAACAGAGGCTAGTTATTTAGGAGTTCAAGAGATTACAAGCGTGCCGAGTACAACGGCAATAGTTACAACAACACCTTATGTAGCAACAGCAACGGGAGATACTAAGTTAAGTAACAACACTCCAACGGTTATTCCTGATGCAGTTACAATGACGGGAAGCAAGTTTATATTTAACGGAGTTTTAAAATGGATTGATGTGCCTAATTGGGATTATAGCGATTATGTTGCAGACTCAACGGGAGAGGGTAAATTATTAACTAACTTACCCTCGACATCAACAACAGACTTACAAGATAGACAGACGGTAAACTTTTATCAAAACTTAGATAATGAAGCAAAGTATTTGCAAGTTCAAAACGATGGGGGTAGTACATTCTTTTTCGATAATCTTAACCCTATCATCGGAGCAGAAACAAGTTTTTTGAGTATTGGAGTAGGTGGTTTTGATATTAATAACGCTCCATTATCGGGGACAGTTGCAAGTTCTACCCCTCCAATAATTGACGGGAATACTAAAAGCTATACGGTTAAATTAGTTGACTCTGCTTTCAATCCATCCTCAGAGGTTTTAACTTTTAATGTTGAGGATATTAATTGCAAGTTCGAGGGTTATAGATTATTATATTTAAACCGTTGGGGGTCGTATAGTAGTTTTAACTTTGCGTTAGCTGACTCGAAAAGTGTAAGCGTTAACAGAAAAACATTTAAGCAAAATTATGGGGCTTATGATTCGTCAACGGTAACTTACGGTTATGAATCGAGTGCAAGAGGTAAGACGGTTTTAGATACTGATATAAGAGAGGTTTACAAAATAACATCGGATTATATTACTGAGTCGGAGGGTAACTTAATAGAGGATTTAATTAGCTCTCCCGATGTATATCATTTAGCAGATAATCAATTTACTTTCGATACTCCTCAAACGATACTTACAACGGCAATTAACAACGGCTTTTTTCAGATAAGAACGGGAACGGCTCACGGTTTAAATGTTGGAGATACTGTTCAGTTAGCAGGATTCTCGGACGCATCATTTAACAAAGAGTTTAAGGTGTTATCTATTACGGGAACAACCTTTGCAACACTTAATAAACCCTTGACGGTTTTACCATTTGTTGGAGGTGCTGAAACGGTAGCGAAACAAATCTTTTTAAGTGATGGTATTTTAAGAGCTGTTAATATTAAAACAAGCAGCGTTAAAGTAAAGCAAAGGAAAACAGACGGATTGATTAATTACAGTTTAAGTTTTGAATATTCAAATAATAACACGGTGCAAAGATGAGTAAAGTAACAATTGAGGTTAATGGTTATGAGTTAGATTTAAAGGATGATATCGGCTTTGGATTGAATTACGCTATTGATGACATTAAAAAGCCTGAGAAGAGAAACGGGAACTATTCAAAGACGATAACTTTAGCAGGAAGCAAAAACAATAATAAGTTTTTCGGTGCTTTGTTTGATGTTAATAGTGATTTTACTTTCTTTAACCCTAACATTAAGACAGAAGCGAGGATTGTAATTGATTCGTCAACGGTTTTAGATGGCTTTCTAAGACTTAACGCTATCGAAAAGGAAAGCGATAATATGTTAGACGGTAATAATATCGTCTATAAGTGTACGGTATTTAGTAAATCAACAGATTTTTTTACAGATATTAAGGATAAGAAACTATCTGAGTTAGATTTCAGCCGATTTACTCACGAATATAGCTATGATAATATAGTTGCATCGTGGAGTAATGACTATAAAAGTGTATATACTTACCCGTTATTATATACGGGAAGAGCGGATAACGTATATAAAACTCAATATTTTAAGCCTGCGATATTTTACAAGGCTTATTTAAAGAGGATTGCACAAGAGGCAGGATATACGTTGAGCGGTTCGTTAATGGATGACTCAACAGAAGAGGGGTTAGCGTTCTCTAAGGAGGTTATTCCTTTTAGTGGGGAGATTGCAACCGTGCCTGATGCTGAACACGATAGGAGGTTGTTTAAGGCAGGAATGACGGCAGCGAGTTACTCAGTTGATTCGGGATTGGTTACGGGAGATTTTGCAATTGCAAATACTGATATAACTTTTATCAATGATGACTCAACGGGTACGAACTTTGATAACGATAACCACTATAACACAACATTAAATAAATACACGGTTGATGCTAATGGTAATTATAACCTAAACATATCGTTAAACTTAGAGCAAGGCTTTACAAGTAAAAGGAATATAGATATAACACAAGCGGCAGCCTCTGCGATATTCTTAACCTTTGCGAGTCCTCACGGTTATACAACTGTTCCAACATCTTTAGAGATTCAAGGAACGACTGATTATGACGGTGTATATTTAGCGGTTAGCGTTTCGATAATTGACCCTACGACCTTAAGGATTAACGGTGTTACTTATGTCTCTGACGAATCGGGAACGGTTGGAGTAGATAGAACGGGAGACACTTCGTATAGATATAATTTTTATGTTAAAGCATTGAAGAACGGATTGCCGTTTTATTATGAGGCTTTACAATATCTTTACGGTTACGATGATTTGAATGTAGTTAACGATTGGACGGTATCAACAAATAATTTAGTGACTGCCAACTTTCCAAATGTTACGTTATTAGATACGGACGAGTTGACATTTGAGTATTATGTAACAGATACAAACACAACGCCACTTAACGAGGGGGTTGATTATAATTTAGATGTATTACAAACAAATACAAATATTTTTAATAACTCTAACGGCTCAGCAATTACTGATGGGGATGATATTATATTAAGTGATTACATACCAAAGGACGCTAACCAAATTGACTTAATAACTGACATCATAAAGCGTTATAACGCTTACTTTTCAGATAATCCTGATAAGGATAACGAGATAGTTATAGACACGAGAGATAGTTATTATAACGGTGCAGGTGTTTTGGATTGGACGGATAAAAAAGATTTTGATAGTAAGGATAATATAACATTAATTTCTGAGTTACAGAATAAAGAGTTTCACTTTACTTATAAAAAAAGTGATTCTCATTTTAACGAAACTTATACAAACAGCACAAACGGGGATGTTTACGGTGTTAAGAAAATAGAGTTTAATAACGAGTTTACTAAGGGTATTAAAAAAATTGAAACGCCTTTCGTTTCTGTTCCTTTAGTTTACAACTCAGATAATCCAGTTGCAATAGTTCCTGAGGTTAGTAGCTCGGTAGGATTAGGCGAAGAGATAGGGGTCCTATATTATGGTGGTGTTATTGATAACTTAGCGAGTACTTGGACTTTTGAACATATTGAAAGCGGAGTTATTACAAACACAACACAAACACAATACCCGTATGCAGGGCATTTCGATAATCCTTTTACTCCTCAATTAGATATTAATTTCGGGACTAATGATTATTTATTTTACAATGATTTAGAGAATAGAACTAACGCAAATCTTTATAATAGATTTTGGGCTAACTATGTTAATCAAATTGATAACGGAAAGTTAGTATCGTCTTATTTTAATTTGAATGAAGTTGATATTGCATTTATCAGAAACAACTTAAATACAAAAATATTTGTTAGGGATTCATACTATCACATCAGTAAAATTGTAGATTATAACCCTATCGAAAAAGGATTAACAAAAGTTGAGTTAATTAAGATTGTTGACGGTGTTAGCTTTGTTACAGATAATAGTGTAATTGCCTCAGACTTTCAAAAATCATTTAGGCTTTCGTCAAACTCGGATAGCGTTGATAATGGTAATTTAGATTTAGGTTATAACTCAACTATTAAAGGTTATGATAACGGGGTTGGTGCAGATTCAAAGAACGCATTTATTACGGGAAGTAATAACAGTATTGCAAATGGCATTGATAACGCTTTCATTATAGGAGCAGATAACAAAACAATAACACAAGAGGGAGAGGGATGGATTGGTAAGGTTGAGTATATTGACGGTTTACCCGTAACAAACACAAAGAGTTACAAAGTATATTCAGGTTTAATAACTCAGACGGGTACTTCCGCTCCTAGCGTGAAAGTTTTAGAGACTGATTTTCCTTTTTTATTTTCTAAAGGCTACACATCAACGGGCGTTTTTGTTATTAGTTCGGGGGGAACTTTTGTAGCCGATAAAACTTTTGTGTTTATAGGTAGTAACTCGTCAACAGAGAGTTTTGTTTTGTCAAACGTAATATCAACAACAAACATAAACATAATAACAAAAGACTCATCGGGCAACCTTTCAAACGGTTTATTAACTGACGTGCCATTTGAGATAAGAGTTTATAATTAAAACAAATAAACAAAATAACCTTTTATAAGTATGAATGAATATGATTTTTTTAAAAATATAAGATTAAATGATAGCGGCTTTGTAATTGTCAAGGTTTTACAAAAAAATGGAACTGATAAAAAATCAATAAATAGGAGGTTGTTTTTTAAAAAAGTAGGCTTAACAAACAATAATGAATTAAAAATTTTTATATAGATGGCAGATTTAGACATAAATAATCAATATGATTTTTATAAAAATGTTAAACTCGATGAGAGCGGAGCGTTAAGGGTTAAAGTTGAGGGGGGTACATCTTTTAGCTATATAGAGGATAATTATGCGGGGTTGCTTTTGGTTACGGGAATGACTAACGGAGAGTTAGCCTATATTGAAAACTCACAAGGTACTCAATGGTTGCCCGCAACTGTTGGAGGGACTTATTACCCGTCAGGAATCTACTTGTATAACGGTAGCGATTGGGTTAGTGATAGAAATGAAATATCTTTAAGCCTTAATGATATACTAAAAAACAGAATAGTTGTAACTCAAGACAATTTTTTAACTACAATTTGCGGAGCGATTGATAGCAGTAAGGAGTATTTTTTAGATGGAATTATTGACATAGGTAACAACTCTATAACAGTACCAACAACGGGAATATCTATAAAAGGCTATAGCTTTGATTTAAGCGGCTTAATATCATCAGAGGACAATTACACTATGTTTATAAGTGAAACGTCACTAATCGGCTCTGGTAACTTTTTAGGTAGTGATTACATGATAACAACGGACGGTGCTAACTCAAAAGTTTATGAGTTGTATGATGCAACGGGTTTTAATGCTTTTGAATTTACAAGGATTAATTATATTGACTGTACTAATTTAGGAGATATTTACGATTATAGACAAGGCTTAGAATCGGGAACGGGTCGTTTTAGTGGCTCTCCATCACTTACCTTGCACGGTCTCTGGAGGGGTGGTTATAGGATTACCACTTCAATAGTTAGAAGTTTGGCAGGAACTATGACAGAGCCACTTTTTAAGGCTGGAACTTTATTTCAAATGAATAGTAGATTTTTAACAGATATAAATATTGACCTACCCACGTTAGCACCATTTTGTGATTTTCAAATAGCAAACTTTCCAAACCCCTCTACTGTACAAGTTCAGGGGGCTATATTTAGCAGGGATGGAGTTTTTGACGCTACAGATTCAAATATATTTACAAACTTAAACGCCGCAGATTTGCCGTGTAGTTTTAAGGGTAATATAGGAATTAACAACACTTTTGTCGGGGGAGAAATTAATAATACCAGTGAACTATCTACAACAATAATAACTCAGGGTTCAGCTGTCGATTTAAACGGGACATTCTCCGCAACGGATTTACAACATTTTGATTCCCCTGCGAACGGGAGGTTACGACATACAGGTATTAATCCAAGAGAATTTATTGTTAATTGGGATTTTTTAATTGACGGAAAGTCAAATGATAATTATGAAATATTCCTTATAAAGATTGACAGCCTTGCTAATGTAACCGTTGAGGCGGCTCAGGTAAGGACTGTCAACAATTTTCAAGGGGGGAGAGATGTTGGTATTTGGAGTGGTCAAACCTCTGTTGTATTAAATCAAAACGATTTAGTTTTTTGGCAGGTAGCGAACTTGTTAGATACTGATAACTGTACTTTGGAGTTAGATTCATCTTGGAGCATTAAAGAAAGATAATATGGCAAATAAAACAATTGAAATAGATATTAATGCGGATTCATCAAAGGCGGTTAAATCAGTTGACCAATTAAATGATGAATTAAAAAAGATGACAAAGTTGCGAGATTCCGCAACCGACCCCGCAAAAATAAAAGAATATAATAAACAGATACAATCGTTAGCAGACGAACAGAAAAAACTAACATCAACAACAGAAGAACAAAAGAAAGGTTTAGAGGATTTAGGAGGTGCTTTCGGGGGTGCTATATCAGGAGCAAAAGCATTAGGAAAGCAGTTTTTAGCCTTAATTGCTAATCCTATCGGTGCAGTTTTGGCAGCTATTGTCGTTGTCGTTGGTACTCTTTACAAAGCCTTTTCAAGAACAGAAGAGGGAGGAAACAAACTTAACAAGGGAACGAACGCACTTTCGGGCGTGTTTAACGCATTTTTAAAAGTTCTTGAGCCGATAGCATCCTTTTTGGTAGATGTGTTAGCAGATGCGTTTAATTACATTGGTAATGAAATTGACAAGTTTGTAACAGATTTAACGGGAGCGTTAAAAATTATCGGGTTAGATGGTGCAGCGGATGCAATAGATAATTTTGCTAACTCAACAAGTGCTTTGATAGATAAGACAAACGAACTATCAGATTTAGAAGCAAAACTTTTAAAGTCGAGAAGAGAGCAAGGTTTAATTGAGAAGCAAGCATTAATTGATGCTGAGAAGTTAAGACAAAAGCGAGATGACGAAAGTAATAGTTTGCAAGAGCGTATTGAATTTAACAGACAGTTAAGCGAGGTTTTGCAAAAACAATCTAAGGATGAGTTAGCAATTGCAGGAGATGCATTGAGAGCAGCTCAATTAAGGTTAGAGATTGACGGTAAAACAACGGAGGCGTTAGATGGTTTAGCTGAGGCTAAGTTGGAGGTTTTAGATATTGAGGAAAGGATTAACGGTCAATTATCTGAGCAGTTAGCAAATGAAAACAGTTTAAGAAATGAGGGTAGGGCGGCAAGTGCTGAAAGGATTAAACAGATAGAGGATGAAGCACAGGCAAGGGTTGACGCTTTAGAGAAGATTAAAGAGAGAGAGAGAGCAGATATAGAAGCGGAAGAGGAGGGAGATTTTGAGGATTTTGAGATTGAGGGCGGTATTGACCCCGAACTAAAAGCCTACATTGATTTAGTTAATTCAAAGTTAGAATATGATGAGGAGGCAGCATTAAGAAAGGAGCAGATATTAAGAGAAGAGGTTGAGGCAGAGCGAGCAGCAAACGAGGCTAAGGCGGCTATTCAATCACAATACATTGATTCCGTTTCTAGTGGTATTAAATTATTATCATCATTTGCAGGAGATAGCAAAGCGGCACAAGCTGCCTCAATTATTGCAGAGAATGCGGCAGGTATTACTAAGATGGTAATATCTAATAATATTGCAAACGCAGGGGCTTTAGCTACTCCGCAAGCGATAGCAACATCGGGAGCGAGTGCAGTCCCAGTAATAACAGCTAACAATGTTACAACGGGGTTAAGTATTGCTTCGGCTATTAAAGCAACGGCAGACGGTTTAAGTAAATTAAAGAAAGGCGGTTCGGCAGGAACTAAGCCAAGTTTACCAAGTGGGGGAGGTTCAGCCTCTGCACCGTCAATTAATGAAGATACATTATTTAGCACTCAAAACTTACAAGGTCAAGAGAGTGAAAATGTAGGAGAGGGAGCAGGAATTAATCAAATAAAGGCG